TGATCACTAAACTCATAGACCGGGAAGGCTGGGTTAGAGATTAGGTTGTCACGGCTAACAAAATCTACCTTGCCATTGACATCAACAAAGATGCCGCCAAACTCGCTTTGCTCTACTGTAAATAAGGCTTCTAAGGCATCTCTGGCGGTTCCTGGGTCTGCCTGTAAAGTGGAATCACCAGTATCTATATTTCGTAGGCTTATAGGCCATTCTATCTCATCTAGGATGGCATTCACGCGAGCCCCTGAGAGCTGCACCCCTGAGCCTGCTACTGTGTCTATGGCTGAGCCTGCAAGAAGTTTAAAGCCATCTACGCATTTAAGGGTAACTGTGCTTAGTTCCTCATTGCCTTGCCTAAAGCCAGTATCGTAATTGGTAATGAAACCTGAAAACAAGAAGTAGTCATTGCTCGCATAAGTAGCAAATATGATTATCTGCCTTAAGGGTACTAAATTAGGATAGTAGGCGCTATTAGGGTTAGTGGGATTCCAATCGCCATTCTGATCATAGAGAACTACGTTAGCGGTTCCAGCCTCAAACTTAGATGTGATGCGGTTACGACCCCTGCGAATGTTTATCTTTGTTACTAGGTTTGTTATCTCAACTGGTAATGTGCCAGAGCCAAGCGTATTAGTGCCTAGGATACCTTCAGTAAGGCTATCTAAGATAAGTGGGTTAATTTCAAATGCGGTATCGCTATCAAAGTCAACAAACACTCTTACTGTAGGTGCTGGCATTAGATAGCTATGCTGCTAAACAGCAAGCCCTTTCCAGTTTTCTGATAAGTGTATTGAATGTCAGTAATCGTTTCAGCCAAATCCTCAGCAGATGTAACGTTGCCTTCAACATTAACATTTATCGTAGTTGTCGATATTGGATTACCTTCGGCATCAAGACCTAATTTGGCAAAAAGCGATGCTAATGCAGCTTCCTTAATTGCATTTTCTGCTTCTGCTAAAGCTCTTTCCGATTCAATTAATGCTAACAATGCTTCAGATTCTCCTAATAAAGCGGCTGCATCTGATTCAGCCAAGTCTGCTTTTTTACCTTCCTCTATAGCATGTTCTAAAGTTCCAACTCTAAAAGGATTTTTAAATTCATCTAATGGTCTTGCGCCATTAATGTAAACGTTAGTGGCAGTTACATCCATACGCTCAAGCTTAGTAACTGTCATCTTTTCCTGGTCTAGCCTTAAGCCTTTTTCAGCAAATAAGGTTTCAATAGGAATCTTAATGTTTAGTGTTTTAAGCAATTCCTGAATACGTGTAATTGTGCCAGGCCAATCAGCAAACGGATCTCCAACCATTTCATCTAGGCTATCTAATAGCAATGCCAACTCAGCAGCAGCAGCCTCAGCTTTAATTAACTGACCTTCAAGAATGATGGCTCGCTTTACATCTTCATCAAGAATGGCTTGCATTAGCTCTAAGCGCAGGCGTTCTACGTCATTAATCTGACCGCCTAGAGCAGCAGCAATCTGTATACGATCCATTTCAAACCGCTTATTGATTTCATCAATAATCTTGGATTCTGTATTCTGTTTTTTCTTTTCAGATGTAATCTTCTTCTCATTGTTTAATTTTTCTATGGCTGTTCGCTTCTCAGCTTTTGTTAATGCGTTTTGTGCTCTTAGCCTAGCCCTGTTCTGTTCTGCTTCTTTTCTTGCTTGCTGACCAGCTAACCTAGCACTTGCTGAATCCATAGTAGGAACTAGCTCACCGGTAACTATAAAGCCAGCACCACGCACCAAGCCTTCAAACAAAGCCATGACAGCTTTAGCTGCTTTGCTTTCTGTAATGCCCCTAAAAGTATCTTCTGCATCTTTACCAAACTCAACTACTGCTGCGCTTAAAGTACCTAGTGCTTTACCTAGGTTTATGATGCCTTCTTGCAATTCCTCAATGCTGACATCGGCATCTTCAAGTCCAGATACTAAACCTTCTCCAAATGCTTCTTTGGCTTGCTCAACTGCTGCTGCAAGTCTTTGCATCTTGCCTGCGAAGGTATCTGTTGCTTTACCTGCTGCGCCATCAAACCTAGTCTGTAGATCCTCTAATACCTCATCAAACTTCTTGCCTTTAAGCTCAGCTGTAGTGTAGCCAATGCGTAAACGTGCTAGGGCTGTTGTTTCGCCTTTGTATGCTCGTTGTAAGGCATTGCTTACTGTCTGTAAATCTTTGCCAGTTCCAAGGCTAACATCTAAAGCAGTTGTTAAAATCTTTTGTGCTGTGCTTGCATCACCTGTAGCCTGAGATAGGCTGATAAATGCATTAGTTAACTTATCGCCTGCAACGCCGGTAGCCAGTTCTAACTTGTCTATAAAATCATTAATAAATGGTGAAGCAAATCCTAGGTTGACCGCGTTTAACTGTGTGGCTAGTAATTGCGCTTCTTTTGTGCTATCGCTAAACGCCTGTACAGAAGCCTTACCAAACTGTACAACTTTAGTAACTGAGAATACGGCAAGGAACTTCTTGCCTAACTTGGTGAAGGCATCATCTGCCTTCTTTGTTCCTTTGTCGTTGTAGCTGGTGACTATAGGAAATACAATTGCCACGTTACAACCTCGCTATCTCAGCATTGGCATTACCTGCTACTTGTTGCAATACTTTTAAAATTGTAGCCTTGGCTTTGCCTTGATCCTCAGCCAAGTTTCTACCCATCAAACGACCAGATGTCTTAGCTGTGCGCCCGGTCTGCTCTAGGCTACCAATGCCATTATTTAGGTTAGCAATAAACTCTCTACCGGCATCAGGGTTATTAGATTTTGATTGCGAGCTGCCATATCTGTTTTGCCTTCCAGCAGTTTCTATAATTGCACCAGATGCAGATTTGTTTAGTAAACTGACAAGCGATGACCAGCCACTTCTATTGCTTCTACTTTTTGCTAACGAATAAGTCAAGCCACGTCTAACTACATTGGCTTCAAAGCTAGGAAAAGCGCGGTTGCGACCAGTACGGCTCTTGCGCTCATAGCCTGGATAATTAAAGCGAGATAGGTTATCTATTGTGCCTGGCACATCATTGCGCGCTGCCTGGGTAATGGCTTTTAAAGGCGCAGCAATCTCTTTGTTATATGCCTTTAAGGTTTCAGGGGCTAGTTTACGCAAAATCTTCCTAGCCTCTACGACCCCTTTTACCTCTGTTGGCATTCTCTCGCTCTCTTGCCTGCTGCTTTAAGACTTCGTAAAAAGCCTTAAGCAAATCTGTGTCCATGTTAATAAACTCGCTAGGCGCGATTCCAGTATGGATGCTCAACTGAGCAACTCTATACGTAAAGGAATCGCGCGTTAGCCATTTGGGGAATCGTCTGACACCACATCAACCGCAGCTAGAGTTTCAAGAAACGCTGATCCAAAAGGTTTGACATCAGGCGCATCTGCGCGGCGTAGACATTCCCATGCAAGCCAATAGATATGCTCTTGCTTTTCATCCTCACGAAAAGCTTTGTGAAAGCCTTTGCGAAACTGCTGCTCAAATGCATATTCAACAGATGGACTTATTGAGTGTGTGCTCTTAGTTCCATCAGCCCTTGTTACTATTATTCTTGCCATTTTTGCCCCTTTGTTAAATTAGAACGTGCCGGTGTCGGCTTTTGTAACTACAGAGTTTAGCGTAAAAGTAATATCCTGTGTTGCCATATCGCCAACCGCGCCGTTAATAGGTGTTAGGTTGTTGACAAGAATATCAAAGGTGTAAAGCGGATTAGTTGCCGATACTGCTGGAACTTTTGCTTGAACCATCTTTACAGCAACAGTTGTGCCGAATGCCGCATTAAGTGTCTGTAGTACGTTTGATGTTGCTGTGTCATTTAGGAATGAAACAGTTAGTGAGCCTGATTCTAGACCCTTGACAAACTTATGTGCGGTATCTCCCATAGCTGTGACTTCAAGTTCATCAGCAGCATAGTTGAGAGTAACCGAAGTTACGTGGTCACTTAGATCAACAGCGTTAATCTTCAGGCCAACAGTATTATTTAAAAATACAGCCATGTTAGCTTATTCCTCATCTTTCTTAGTTGTTGGTTTTGGTGCTTTTTCGCTTGGCTCAACCTGGCCGATTTTGGCAAGAAAAGCCTCGCGTTCTTTGTCTATATCAGCCATGTTTTAGCTCCAATCGGATAGTACGCTGATTGATACTTCCCCAGATAGCAGATCGCCTGCTGTTCCGGTTAAGACCGCCGGTGCGCTGAAAGTGCCAATGGAATAGACAATTGACGATGCTTCCAGCTTGTTTACGATATTCAGATAATAATCTTCAATGTTAATTAGGTTGCCTTGGTTATCAAACATAGGGGTTAGCACTATCAATTTAAAGTTAACCTTAGGCTTAATGGTTTTGTAATGGTCGTTGCTTGGCTCAATATAAGGATCATCAGGCTGTACCACAATGCTATTAGCAAGCGGTGTGGCAGGTGGGAAGGAAAACACCTGCCACGCCGTATCGTCAGTTAGCGCGGTTGCGATTGTTCCCCGTAGGGTAGAGATTGCTGACATTATCCTACTTGACCGCCCGGCGCTAAGTGATCCGCAAGTAAACCGCGAACACGTGCCATTAGAGTATTGCCCATGCGATACG